ATGGCGGTCATTTTATCTTCTAACGCATTATAGCGTTCAGCACAAAGTTCTACATGAGCTTCCAAACTTTTCTTTTCAATTTATGTAGCTTCAACGGTCATTATATTCTCTTTATGTTAGCGGTTCAGCTAGTAACAAACCTATCAATTATTTATGGAAATAGGTATAAACCAAATATTTTGATCTGTTCCGGTTGTTTTTAAAACTGGTGCTAGTTCTCGAGTATTATTTAAATTATTAATCATTGGTATTCCATCAGCATCCATTGTTAAGATTGATACTGGATTTTCTGCTGGACCAAATACATCAGGGGTTTCAACTTCAAACTCAAAACTCCAGGTGCCACCGTAGCCCAGTGGTTCTAATAATTCAAATATTTGTGCCCGCAGCGAAATTAATTGAACCAGAGTTTCCCAATTTCGTTGTTGATTTCTTGATCGATGCCAAGAATTTTGATCGGTTATATTCTGCCCAGCACGGTCTTGGAATGGGCCAGCAGTTGGTTTAAAATGTCCGGTTACTCCGGTGGCTGTGATATCAAAATAAGTTTGGCAAGCGTATCTCATTTTTTAGCCAATGTATAAAATATTTCTACTTGTTCACACAATTGATCTAATTCTGGATTATTTCTTCTTTCTTGAAAAATATCAACCCAGCGTTTTTGTTGTTCTAATTCTGCTAGTTCTAATTGTCGTTCTTCTGATTGGCTATATAATTCTCGTTGAACGGATCCGGGACGGCGAGCATATACTGTGCGACCCCCGTCGGGACTTTCATATATGGTTACTTCGGTAATTTTACTAACTTCCATTATACAAATACTTAGTCAACAAAAAACCCTAGAGTTTTAATTCTAGGGTTAGTTGCTAATAGAGTAAACTATTATTGTGTTGTAAATGTAGCGTAAGCATTAGCTGTTGCCCAACCAATGTTTAAACCACCAGATGCATTAGCACCTTGAGCAGCTGTCAAGAATGCAGATGCTGAGGCAAAAGCACCAACTGGGAATACAGCAACGTTCAATACTGTTGGAGCAACAGGATTAACCTGGTACATAGCAACAGTACTTGTTTGCTGAATTGACTGCAATGTGTTAGAAACAAAACCCGAAGCATTACCAGCACCAGACACAGCCAATGAAGAGTTTGCATTGATTGAGTAAAAGTCTAATTTAGGACCTTGGAAGTTTGTTACTGATTGAGCTGCTAAGTTAGCACTTTGAGCAACTGGACCATTGAGGGTGTCTGTTGCAAATACTGGTTGTGCGCCACCAGAAACTACGGTAATATAAGCCATTTTAAATCTCCTTAATATATGGTCACGGAGGACCTGCAAGTATTTACCATTTCTGGTAAAAAAGGAGACTTAGGTAGTCTGTTTGGGGTTATTTAAAGCACGATTTGCCGCGGTAAATCCACCGGCCAAACGATTCACAGCCTTGGCCATGCCAGCCGGAGTAGCCATGACCCAGCCTTCTTGACCTGGATGTTGTAGATCTAATTGACCCAAGATATCCATCTTGATAGCATGTAGCAGTTCCCAAGCATCAAATGCAGCGGCCATGGCGCCAAGATTGCTCTGTGGACTTTTTAGGTATTCTACTATGTTGCTAAATTTACGGGGACCAGCTTTTTCTAACAACCATGGCCCAAAGTCTGACAATAGATTATCAAAACTTTTACCCACACGACTGTTGATATAGTCTATGCACAGCTTAGGCAGGTCGGTAATTTGTAGGCTACGCAGATCAGTTGGATTGAACAGTTGATCTATTGCGGCGCCTTGGGTTTTGTAAATGTTGCGCAGTTGCTTGACTGCCTGTGTTTCTGGTCTGACATTTTGTTTGGCCGACATGGGTTCTAACAGTAACAAGCCAGGAACTGTTCGAAATTTAAAATTACCAATGGGCTCTTTAGGAGCACCAGGTTCTGCATAACGGGTATGCATGGCCAAGCCCACATCACTAACACCAATCCGTTGACCAATATCACTGGCTGCAGGAATACGATAGGTTATTTCGTTAGGCTTAAACACATAGTTTCCGGATTCCACAGGCGGAGTATCAGTATACAGCAGATCACCTTGAAAAAATCCACGGTAATCTTTGGGCACTGCCGCATCCAGCATGCTCCATAACTTGTCATAGATTGGAGCCAGCTCCTGGACTCGTGTGGCTGGACGACCTTGTTCGGCTGCTGCCGCATCTCTAGCGGCCAGGTGTTGACGAACCTGTCTAGGGCTGGTAAACAAGCCATTGTAGCCGCGGGCTGTAAATCCCGACACATCGGTTAAAACAAATGTTCCTGTGTCATCACGACCAAATACCAGAGCAGGTTTGCCGTCCCATTTGACTGTGGTGGTGCCGGCAGTATCTGCAGAAGTATGCTTGACAATGTCCATAGCCTGTTGAATGCCACGACTGCCTGATCGGAACACGAGATCTTCAAGATGCTCAATACCCTTGGCACGACCACCTTGCACTTGATTTTCAATAATAACCTGCATGCCTTGATTCACAATGCGGTCACGGAGTCTAGCTAGAAAGTTTACATCGCTGTACTCCAGGTATGGATCAGCACTTTCCATGGTATCTTCCAGGAATGGTAAACCTTCTCGTTCCATGTGCTGACGGAAATCGGCCAACTTGGCATCACGAGCAGGATCGGTGCCAAGTGCCTGCAAGATCGATTCTACGCTGGCCAAGTCTTGACGAGTAGCGGTCTTGTTTAACAGCAGTTTAGCCACTCGATCTGGATCGTTTGTGATCAGTTGATTGGTTGTGCGGTCAGCAATGCCACTATTTTGATTTAACTTGTAGCCCATGCTCTTGGCAATGCTGTTCATTAACACATTGCGTTCACGACCCTTGTACTTTGAATCTACCGGCATAGCGCCTAACACAAACTTGGACCAAGGTACATCCTTCATAAACATGAAGTCGGTTTGCACATGGCCACGGTCTGGACGACCGTCAATGGGTGTTTTGAAATGCACAGCCGACCCAGATTTTTTGACATAGTCTTCGGGCTTAAACCCGTGACTCACAGCCCAGGCACGGAGTTCTTGTTCTAGTTGTTCCTTTGTGACTTGATTGGCGTCCACAGCAATGTCCAGGTCACCCGAAGTGTCTTTGATGCCAGTCGACCCCAGGGTATTGTTCTGTAGATCTAAGTCTGGCAACATTTGCTCAAGCCAGGCCAAGGTAGGTTTGACATCGGCCTGATTGATGCGTTGAGTTAGAGCCTGACCGTCAATGTTCTTGAATACATTGCCGCCTTCCAGAATGTTCATGATACTTTAAATCCAGCTGCTTTTAATACAGAATCGGCCTGTGCGTTGCCTGTGGACTTGGCATATTTGCCACTTAGTTTTGCTCGGGCTCCCAACTTGCTTTTGCTTTCTTGCGAACGAGCCTGAATTCCGGCAATGGCCAATTCTAGATATTCTTTCATGGCCGCGGCAGCGGCTGGAGTTCCTTGTGAGGCTATTACTTTTTCCAAGGCTCTGGCCAATTGTGGACCCAAGCCCGACAACTGTCGTACTTCGTCCATGGTAATTTGTTCACCGGTGCCGGGCACACGGCTCAGCAGTTGCGCATCTGTCCAAGTTTCAAATGGCGATTTCTCTAGTTCAGCTGGTTCAGAAGCTGCTTTGGCCGCTTGAATTTTTTTTGCCAATTTGGCTCGATCGGCTGGGGTTGGTCCGCCAGTGGTGGCTGGTCGTATGGTGGACAAGTCATTGGCTTCATTGGTGGTAGTGTTGGATTGCTGTTGCCAGGCCGCAAGCAAGCCATTGATGTATTTTTGTACCGCAGGATCTGTTTGCACAGTCTTTAATTTTTCTGGCCAAATTTTGTTGGCATCAACCGGTTGGTAACTAGTACCGTAGCCCTGTTTCTGTAGTTTTGCAGCAGCGTCCTGTGCAGAGCCAGCAAAGTTGCCGGTGGCGGCTCCTACCAGAGTATTGAACAGTCCTTCTGTTATTTCATGAATTTGCATCAGTTTTCCTTACAGTACGAGTGAACTTAGCAGGATCTCGTTGATTGATAGCATTGATCAATTTACGCTGTAGATTCTGGGCTTGCTCTTCGCTGTAAGTAGCATCAATCTGCTCTAGCAAACGTATAGCACTGGCTATGATATTAGAAGCACGATTTTCAATCACATGGCGACTGTCGCGTTCAGCATACAGTGTTTCTAATTCTTCTAAAATACTGCGAGTTTTCTTTTGCATTTTGGGCCAGAACCTTTTTATTATTTATTAGTTTTGACCACATACATCATCACAAATAACCAGGCGTCCCTGTTCAAATGTTGGTATATTCCAAGACTTTTCAATTTGATCAAACCATTTAACACACTCATTTAATGGATATTTTAATGCGTTATTTTTTACAATTAACGGAATTAACTGTGCATTAGCAGCTTTATGATATTGTCCTGCGCCATAAGTTTTGGGATATAATCCAGTCCAACAACACGGGCTGATATCACCGGTGGAGCTAATATATATAGATTTATCATTTTTTGCTTTGCAACCAATAGAAGCCGATGGAGCTTGATCTTTAACAATATCTTCTAATAGAATTTGATCTGTTTTTTTCTTGTAAAACAATATTTCAAAGTTTTTTTCTCCGGTATAATCGCCAAGAACATGTGTAAGTTCTCCATGTTTATTGAATACTGGCGCTGTATCCCTCCCATCATTGACTAGTTGAAACTTAACAAATCCCAATTCTTTACTTAATTGGCGACAACGATCAACTTGATGCTGATTGTGTTTGAACTGTATCATTTTCCAAACAGCTTTGCCCCCTGCATTAATAAATGTTTTAGCATTTTTAATTACTATTTCCCAATTAGTATTTTGTCTATACAGGTGATGGGTGTCACTGAGTCCGTCTAGACAAAATAATACTGTTGCACCACTCAAAGCTAATTGGATCCAAAATTTTTGATCTCTTGCACCACCGTTGGTACTAATGTCAATTTCTAACTTAGAATTTTGTTCTAAGAAGTAATCTACAATATCTGGACCGTCAGGATTCATAACTATGTCGCCAAAATTTCCATTGATATTAATACTGTGCAACTGTGACAAAAAATCTGGTTTAAATATTTTTTTGGCCGATTCCAACGTAAGATTACATTCTGGATATCCGGCATTATAGGGATAGCCCCAGAAGGTTCTAGGGCACCAGGGACAACTAGCATTACACATGCTAGATATTTCTAAATGTACATTTCGAATATCTTTATATTCTATCACGATTGTTTAATTTGACCCAACAACTGTTTGAGTTTGGCGCTCTGTACATCGGCTGTAATCCGACCTGTGTCCTCTCGCTCTGCTGGATTGGCTGATTCTGCACCATTAATCATGATACTTTTTGCCTTGATTGAGTCTAATAAATTGCCGCCTGGCCGTTTGAATCCGGTCTGTTCTTCTTCGCCCGGATCAGTAATACGCATGGTTTCAATGTTATAGTCCAGATCAATCTTCATGCCTACACCTGTTGAACTACGCGATTTCATGCATTGTATCTGATACTTGCCTCGCTCACGCATGGCTCTACTTGTAAAAATGCCAAACACATTGTCTGCGGTATTGATCTTAGAGATACCACCACTAATATGACTGTGGTCAAATTCAATTTCTTCTACTGCGCTACGATTCAACTGACTAGCTGTTACAAACAGCACATTGAGCTCCTTGGCCAAATTACGCAATTCTTCAC